TGTTCTTGTTGCGGCTATTGTTCCGCCACCTGTTAAACCTGTGCCTGCTGTTACTGATACTGTTGTATGGTCTATATGTTCGTTTGCTACAAAGCCACTTAAATTATCATGGACTATGTCTGCATCTGTTGTACTAATTACACCTGAGGTATATGTAATGCCTGTGCCACCACTTAGTTCTGCGTCAACTCGTGTGCCTACTGCACTATTAAAGTCTGTAACTTGAGAACTTGTTATTGCAATACTTACATCAGCCGCTGTTGTTAATTGTCCTTGTGCATTAACTGTAAATGTTGGTATTGCTGTAGCACTACCATAACTTGTTGCTGTAACGCCTGAGTTAGTAATACTTATTGCACCACTGCTGTATGTAATGCCTGTGCTACCACTTAGCTCTGCATCAACTCTTGCGCCAACGGCACTATTAAAGTCGTTAACTTGAGAACTTGGAATACTTATTGTTGTTGAGCTGGCCGCTGTTACAAGACCTTTTGCATTAACTGTTATACTTGGTACTGCTGTTGCTCCACCATAACTTCCTACGCCACTATTAACTGTTGCTAATGTAGTTGCTAATACAACTGCACCGCTACCATTAAATGATACAGCACTTGCTGATGCGTCACCAGATATGCTAAAGTTTTGTGCGGTTTCTAAAATTGTTGCCTTACTGGCTACACCTGTGAATGTAGCATTAGAGCCGGTACCATTTTCTAATATTTTAGTTGTACCGTTTGATGCGTACACATCACCGACTAAATCTGCTGTTACTTTGTTTGCACCAAGATTAATTGGTTTTGAAAATTCAATGTAACCGTTATCTCTGTCAAAACTAATGTTTCCGTATACGTTATTACTGTTAAGGGCAATGGTTACAACTTCGTCTGTTCCATCACTGTTTACTTCAAAAAGACTGCCACCAAGTTGTGTAACATTTGTAGTCGTATTAGTCTGAGTTACGTTCCCTTCAATGGTGAGCTTACCCTGAATTATCAGTTCTTCATCTGCATTTATATAAGTCTTTTTAGTTGCCATTAAAGTAATCCTAACGTTTAGTGTTTATCTAACTATTTATCACAATGATTAAAAAGTCAAAAAAAAGCACCTTCCGGAGAAAGTGCTTTTTAATTGTTTCTAATGAAACTGTTCTAATAAGTTTTAAGGCTTACTGGAAAGATATGTTGGACAATGTAATTGCATCAACATAGTCTGCCGCGTTACCCAATGAACTTGCTGTATTAGTAAGTTCTTTGTAACCGTATCTTGTCATAAATGACACGACTGGTTCAAAAGTAGCAGGATCCATAACTGGACCTGTGCTCATTAATGGGATATAAGGACAATAGAACGCAGGAGCATCAGTTTCTGAAGAACCTTTGTAACCAACAAGAACTTTAGTTCCGTCAGCCGCATAGTTATCTACAAATACTTTGATTGTTCCGTTTAAAGTACCAACAAACTTAGTGTTTGTAGGAGCTTCAAAAGAACCTTCAGTTGTTCTTGCGAAAGTAGAAGTTGACGCACTTTGTAGTATTGTCAATGCTTCTGGAGATACAACGATATAGTTACCAGCACCACGTCTTGTTCTTGCCGCGATTCTGTTAGCCGCTCTGTTGATCTCAATTGCCAAAGCCGCATGTCTGTCACCAACGTATACACTTGTTCCACTTAAAGAGGAGAAGTCTAAAGTTGTTCCAGCACCTGCAAGAGTTCTTAATGAACCGATAATTTCTTGATCGATTTCAACAACAATCTCTTGTGCTAAAGCCTGCATAATTTCTGCTTCGACATCAACGCCGTGCATAGATTCTGCATCCTGAGCCGCCTCAAAAGTCCATCTGGCGCTTAGACGTCTTGTCTTAGCTTCAACAGTTTCTTTTAAGATTTGAATGCTCATTTTCTTACCTGTAGTTCCTTCAGCGGCCGCAGTTGCGTCCGGAGAACCAGCATAAGTTGAAGCAAGTTTGAAAGGACTTAAAGCCTCGTCACCTGCTGTTGCTCCACCACCAGTTTCCGCATAACGGACTCTTAGTGTATGGATTTGCCCTACTGGGCCAGTCATAGGCTGAACGCCTACTAATTCGTTAGCGATAACTGAAGGCATAACCCTTCTGATTAACGGTAACATTACTTTGTTTAAAGTTGCTACTGAACCGGCACCTGTTGCACCTGCTGTTGCGGACTCTTGTAAATACCTTCTGCTATTTTCAAGAACCACATCTAATGTAGATTTACGGTTACCCGTTACACCTTCCATTAATGCGTCTTTTGTTGCCGACCAGTTGCTCTCAAATAAATTTGCCATTTTATTACTCCTAATTATTTTGAAAGTCCGGCTAATTTTCTGATCATGTCAAGTTCAACGACATCATCAGAGTTTACGTCATCGGCTTTTGCGTTTGCAACGGCCTTCTTGTCTCCAGTTTTTACACTGACGACTGATTCTGACAATGTTCTCTTTGCTCTTGGTGTTTCTCCATCTAAAACTGAAGGTAAGTACTTGTTAAAGGACTCTTCCAATTTAGATGTTTTGACACTTTCAAGTAAATCAAACATTATTTCTTTCTTCTCTTTGCCTAACGGTGCTGTCAGACTTAATAATGTCTCTTTACGAGTCATTTTGTCTTCTGCTATTCTTAATTTAGATTCTACAAGTTTCGTTGCGTCCTCACTCTCAGCAATTACTTGCTTAGATTCATTAAGTTTTTGTTCCATATCAGCTATTTGTTTCTGTATACTCTTGATTTCTTTTGCTTCGTTTAGGTAACTTGTACCATATTCGTTAGCAAATGCTTCAAAAATTCTTCGACCGAAGTCATTTTCACGTGCCTTAGTAATATCATTACGGAAAGAGCTAACTTCATTTATAATTACACCATTAACAATGCCTTCGACTTTGTTAGCGGCTTTTTTAATAAATTCTGCTTTGGCTTCTGCTAATTGCTTTTTGCCTTCTCTTACCATTTTGACTTTTTGCTCAACTAAAGATTTCTTATCTTCGTGGAATTCAGAAAGTTCTCCAGCAAGTGATTCTGTTACAAACTCATCGAGTTTAGTAACGTGTTCGCTTACTTTTGTTCTATCTGCACGAAGTTCTTTAACCTCTTTCGCTACTGCTTGAGTAACAAAAGTGTCAAGTAGTTTTGCATGTTCACTAATGGCTTTGTGATATTTGACACGATCTGTTGCAAGGACCTCTCTTTCTTCTGCAATCAATTGTACTTCTGCTTCTACTTTTTCTGAAATGAATGTGTCAACAGCTTCAACGATCTGACTTTTGTCATGTTCGTATCTACTTGCAAATTCTTCTCTAAGTTCAGCGGTCAGTTCATCTCTTGCTTCAGAAATTTTCTGAGTCCATGCGTCTTGAATATCTGTCTTAACTTGTTCAGTTAATTCAACGTTTTCAAGCATGTCATTTATAGTCACTGCCATAGTAGTCTCCTACTTATAATTTAAGTTCATTAATGAAATTAGTGATCTGTTTCATTAAATGTCTTTCTGCACTTTTATCGTGTGTTAACGCAGATGCGGTCTCAAAAATTGAGGCACCTCCACGCATATTAAATAAACTCTCATAGATAGTCTTGGGATAGGCGTCTGGGGCACTCGGTTGCGCCACAATGTCTACTGTTACTATATCAAAATCAGAAACAGCGCCGCTTTCGCTGACATTACCGCTTCCTCTACTTGATACACCAAGTTTTGCTCCCGCCTTTAACAATGCTTTCGCAATGTTACCCATCGGTGTCTCTATAATTTTCAACTTACCTAAACCGTTACTGTCGTCGCAATGCATATCAGTTATGATATGACTTACGCGGTCTAAATTTATCTGTAATTCTTCTGGATGATCTAACTCACCCATTACAGTTTCGCCTTGTTGTAGACGTGTTCTTACACTTTCAACAGCTTTTTTAATTTCATCTTTAGGATATATTCTACCATTTTGATTTTTTACGTCGCCCTGGATGAATAGTCCTGCCATAAACAGTTCCTTACCATCAGCTGATTCAGTAATCTGACACTTGCTGACTTCTGGTGCTATGTATTCGTATAATTTATTAGCCATTAAAAATATTCCTATCAGTTAAAAAAGACTTATGCCTTTTTTGGTTCAACTTTAATGTTGTCTGTAGGTGTGTTGTCTTTTGCCGCTTCACCTTTTTTGCCTTCTCCGCCGTCGTTTGCTTTAACAGGTTTTGCTAAAGTAACTGCTGGTTGAGCCGGTGCTTTAGTAAGTGGTGATTCTTTTGAATCTTCACCTGGTGCACTTGGTGTTGCTACTGTATCTGAAAGTTTTGTTGCTTCTTCAACTACTTCGTCTTCTGACTCTGCATCTTCTAAAGTATACTCAACTGATTCAAGATCAAGCTCGTCTTCTACAGGTAGCTCATCGCTGTCTGCATCAAATTCTGCTTCTTCACCGTCATCCATTCCGTCTACTTCGTCATCTGCTAATAGTTTTTCGAATTCTGCTTTAAGCTCTTCAAGTTCAGCTGAAAGATCGTCGACTTTGTCTTCTAAGTCTTCATCTTCTTCACCAACTTCATCGCTTTCAATTTCATCATCGCCGGACATGATATCTGCTTCGAAATCATTTGACTGATCGATAACTTCTTCTTCTCCGAAAGCTTCTTCTACTGCTTCTTCTTCAGTTTCGACAGTTTCTTCAACTGCTTCTTCTTCGGTTTCTTCAGCTTCTTCAACTGTTTCTTCTTCTTCAACTTCTGAACTTTCGTCTAAAACTTTTTCATATTCTGCTCTTGCCTTAGCAACAACATACTCATGTAGCATTTCTTCTGCTTTTTCGTTTTCTTCTGAAAGGAGAAGTTCAAGAATGTCTTCTAATTTATTTCTTGACTCTGACATTGTGGTCTCCTATTTAAAAATTAATTGTTAAATTAACATTAGTCAATGATTTGCCTGCAATTGCTACAAATCGTCTATTATACTTATATGAGTGGTGTTAAATACTGTGATTATGGTGTGATTTTCGGGCAAAAGCCTGGTGTGAACAGATATTTATACACAAAAAGTGCATTAATATATACTATGTTTACTAAAGCCCTGGGCCAGCGTCTGTTGGAGCCGCATACATAACTTTAACAAATTTATCGTGTTCAAGCTCTTCAGCTTTTTTAATTTCTCTTACTTTACGCAATTTGTTTAACATTTCCAAAGTTAGTTTACTTTTTCGTGTGTCGTCTTTACTACGTTTTTGTAAAGCATCAAATTCCGGATTGTAAAATTCGTTAAGTCTCATTATATACTCTCTATTCCGCCATCAATGGGTGGCGCATTAGTATTTATGTCTGGCTCGCCATCTACTGCACCCGGAATACCTTGCATATCAATATCAAGTTCTGCTTCTGGGTCAACTGCGGCATCAGGTTCTGTTCTAATACCTAAGTTTCTTAGATCTGCTTGTTGTCCTTCGTTAGCAAACTTGCTGTACTGATTTTCTTTACGCCATAGATCTTCGTTCTCTTTAAGCTCTGTTTCAGTTAAACCAAGATACTTTTTAAGTTTAAACTGATTACTTACAAACGGAATAGTAGCAACTTGATTAAACAATTGAGCTCTTTCTGTATCTAACTGTAAGTCTCTGTAACTTGTAAAGTTCATAGGCTTATTAAATTCAATATCAAAATCAGCACTATCTATTTCAATGCCTCTATGCTTGATAAACATTTTAAATTCTCTGTCAAGATCTTCTTCAACTTGTTTTTGTAGTCTTTCAACATACTTTGCAAATCTATATTCTTGAATGTATGCAACGCCTACTTTACCGTCATTATACACCGCGGAACCGTCGTCCGGGCCTGTAGGTAAGTAAGAACTTGGTATTCGTAATCCACGCAATAACTTGTTATTAAAGTACCTTAAATCATCAATTTGTCCCAGGTTTTCACCACCCGGTAATGTGTCTACTTTACTTCCTCTGCCGTCTGCCGTCTGTGCAAAGAAGTAGTCTTCCAACATGCTCATTGGGTTATAAGCGGCATCTACAACACTACTGCCATCTGATTTTTTATTAGGCACTCGTTTTTGCTGTACTTCATACTTAACTTGTTCTAAGTACTGTCTTGCTTTGTGAGGTGGCATATTACCTACGTCAATCATAAACACTCTTCTTTCTGGTGCTCTGTGAACTCTGTAAATAATAATACTGTCTTCAAGTAATTCTTTTTGCTTGAAAACTTTAAAAATTGGTTCGAGGATACTAATACCAAAGGGCCATGAATGATCCATGCCTTCTGTTAAACTAATATGTACAATGTGTCTTGCATCAACTGGCATTCCTTGATCTACTCCATCAATAGCACCTGTCATATAGTTGCTTGTTGACGTACCAATACTGCCCATTGTTATTCCAGATGCACCGGACCCATATGGTCTTTTGTGTAATGGTGCTACATCTGTTGCAAGTTGTTCTACAAAGTTTGGTTCAAGGTTTTTAACAAAGTAAGTTTCAATTTTCTTACCTTCGCTTTCGTTAACAATAACCTTTTCGATGTTTGCAGGGTCAATCCAAAATAGTTCAAATGTCTCTGGATCTCTAATAAAGAACTGATCGCCGTACTTTAAAGAGTTACGGAACATTCTAAATGCTCTTTTATGTAAGTTGTTTAGTTTACACCATTGTGCTAATGTTTTAGCAAGAATTTTTTGTTCAGTGTCGCTTGGTGTTACATTATACGATAGTTCAAAAGGCATGCCTGTTTGTTCGTCTTCTTGTGTCCCAAATTCAGCAATTGTGTCTAACGCGGCATTAACTTCTAAGTCATTGTCCATTTGATCGTACTGAATGTAACGCATAAGTCTGTTAGGACTTCCTGCATATACTTCCGGTAACCAACTTGCATATCTACTGGTTGCGGCACCTGGGCCACCGCCTTCGTTTGATCTACCTGTGACATTTAAGGGTAAACCCGAATTGTCAACTGTTGTAAAGTGTTTTCTCCAACTCATAATATTCCTGATTTTTTATATCGTATAATTATATTACACTATTTATCGGTTTATGTCAAGTGTTTATTTTAAGAACTGGCAAAGAAAGGCCAGTTATGCATTAACGCCTTTTGATGTGGCTTTAGTGTTTGTTACAATCTTCTCTAAATGGCTATTCATTTTTGTGTCTTGCATTGCTATTGCTTCTGTAAGAGTTTTCATAGTTTGATCAGTTGCTGTAGACTTATCTATTATAAGTTTCAACATTTCTTGAAACTTATTCTCTATTTCTTTTTTGCGTTCATCTGTTACTGGTTTTGTGTTAGTCTCAGCCTTTGCCGCGGTTGCTGTAGTTGTACTAACAGCAGGAGTAACCGGAATAGCGTCGTTATTGGGATTGCCAACAATTACTTTAACAGTTGAGCCGGCTGTGTTATTTTTAAAATTTGTTCCAGTTGCTGTTCCAGTTGCTGTTCCAGTTCCAGTTACTGTTCCAGTTCCAGTTACTGTTCCAGTTCCAGTTCCGGTTGCATCATTAATTGTAGCCTGGTCTTTTTCAGGTCTAAAAAAGTCTACGGCATTTTTAATAACGTTCTTAATAGGAGCAGTTACATTTGAAACTGTTTCAATAGCTTTGTCCTTCTTGTCTATGAGAGTATTTTTTGCATCTGCCATTGGAGTTGCAGTACCAAATATTATCCTTTGCAAATTATCCCAGGTAAACAGCCCGGTAATTGCTGTCGCCATAGCAGTAAATATAGGTGTCCAAGTGTCTTTATCAGAGAGTATATTTTTTATTTTATCAAACATATCAGGTATTTTTTCAAATACTGTATCAGTAACATAGGTTGTTGCGGTTTTTAATTTGTTTTTAATCCATTCTGCTATGCTATCAAATGTTTTTTTGGCCTCTGAATCTTTCCACCATGTCGAAAGCTGGTTCTTCATTATGGTCCATAAGTTTTCGCCATTATTAAGTCGATCTGTTATCCTGTCCATGTATCCAGTAATGTAACTGCTGTAGTATTTTATAGCGTCTGCAAAAGTTTTAACTTCTTTTCCGGCGTTGGTTGATGTTTTACCAAAGAAATCAAATGATTTTAATACTGCTCGTACCATACCAGTAAACGATTGTGCAACCAATGTGGTTGCATCGTTTAATGCCTTTAATGTGTTGTCCAGTTCATCGCCTGAACCCATTACTTTACCAAATTCTACTGTGATGATTGTAATTATACCATCCATCATGCCTTTAAATCGTTTAGTCACAGAAGCAAATGCCAACATGGCTTTTTGAGCATCATCAATATTTAACCCAAGATTTTCAAGTTTCTTTGAGGCATTCTCTGAGGCAACAACTGCCTGTGCCATTGATTTGGCCATTTCGTCGCCGGCTCTTGCAAGTAGGAAAATCCTATCTCTTTCTGAATCAGATAAGTTTGCTAATTCGGTTGTAAATTGTTTTGCAATGTCTTCGCCATTTTTAAAGCCGTTTTCAAAGTCGTTGATTGCAGAATTCATTGTGCCTGCTAATCTTGGTAATACAGTAATCATTGCTACCGCGGCATCACTGAATCCAATTGCGCCACCTTGTGCCGCTTCAAGAACTGCGGCCGCTATTTCGCCGCCAACTTCTCCTGCTGATGCTCTTAATACTGAAGCAAACATTGTTGTGCCTGTAATAACGCTTTCCTGAGCATCTTTGTTCATTGTTAACAGCGAAGCAGTAAAGTACCCGTTGTCATCAATTAATGTTTGAACAAAAGTTCTAATAGTGTCTGTGCTAACACCTAATGCCTGTGCATATTCAACTTGTTTTTGTGTAGTTTTGGCTATATTTTTATTCATTCTGTCCTGCTGTTTAGCAGACAAACTTGTTACATTTGTTAAACGTGCTCTTGTGTTTAGTTCTTCAATTATTATGTCGTTTAGCTCTTCTAAGCCTGTGCCAAGATCTAATCCATAGTTGGTTAACTGTTGCACACTGGCAACTGTGGCACTAACTGACTTGCCCATTGTAGCAAATGCACGTGAATTATTCACCATGGATTGAACCGCTTCGTTTGTGCTAAATCCTAATAAGTTTAAACTTGTAATAGTTTGAATGGTTGAATCACGTTGGCTTAAACCTACTTTAGTTAGTTCTGTAAGTGCTCCGCCTAACGTAACAAATCGAGCAGTTGCAACTCCGGTTACTACAGAACCTAATGCTATCATTCCTTTGGCAAATGTTGCCAGTGTGCCACCGATGCCTCTGCCTATACCTGTGGTAAGATTTTTAAAACCTTGCCCCATCGAAGTTCTATTCTTTTTACTTTCTTCGATTAATGTCTTTTGTGATTGCTGTTGTTTTGATGCGGCATCTTTATCTCCGGCGTTGGCGCCTTTAGAATTATTAGCCATATCGTTTAACGCATCTATTACTTGTTTGTCACCTTTTACTAATTGCTTGATATTGGCTAACACCAATGCCTGCGTTGATTCCAACGAAAAATCAGGTATAGTCACAGTGGTGCTATTTCCGTCTTTATCTTGTATTGTAAAGTTTGCCATTCAGTTAATCCATTAAGTACCTATATAATGATGATAAATAAGTACAGTTAGTAAATTGTTATATTACTTTAACTATTTATCTAAATCATTAACAGGAGTTTTAATAATGAGTAAACAGACACAGAATCCTTTAAGTGGACATTTTAGGGCACCTAAACTGTACACTCTACTACCAAGTCAAGGTAGATACTATACCGATGACATTGTAGAAATGCCCGACAATGGTGAATTACCAATATATCCGATGACTGCTAAAGACGAATTAATTATGCGTAATCCAGATGCATTGTTAAATGGTGAAGCAGTTACCCAAGTTATTGCAAGTTGTGTACCAAGTGTAAAGAAATCAATTAAATTGATGTCCAACGATGTTGATGCGTTACTGTTAGCAATACAGGGTGCATCATATGGTGACGACATTAGCATAAGAGCAAATTGTCCAGAATGTAATGTTGAAGTAGAAGGTGTTATTAGTGCAGACGACACATTGTCAGCAATGTCTGTGTTAGAAGATAGTTATACATTTACTACTGGTGAATTAGAGTTTGCTGTTAGACCGTTTACATATGAAACTACTATTAAAGCCGGAATTGCAAGTTTTCAAAGCACAAGAAGTTTACAAGCAATGGCAGACATGCCAGATGACGAAGATAAGTTAAAAGTGTTTAACCAAAGTTTTGTAAAAATGGCAAACGTTAATTTTGATATTATCGTTGACAGCATACAATCAATTACAGCACCCGGCGATGAAGAGGATGTTGTAGTAACTGATAGAAAACAAATTTTAGAATTCATGAATAACTGTGAAAGCAGTATTGGCAAACAAGTCGAAGAGCAAATTGCTCAAATTGGCGAGATTGGTATTGCTAAAGAGTCAGAATTTATGTGTGAGGAATGCGATAAGACCTTTAGGTCCAGTGTTGCATTTGATCCTGTAAATTTTTCCACCGCTTCTTAAGTAGTGCTGAACCAGAAGAAATTCTCGAATATTTAACGAAGCTCAATAAACAGCAAGAAGAGATGTACCAGAGTGTAATGGAACTGGTAGTATTTTCAGAAGGTGTTGTTTCTTATTCCGAACTATGGCACATGAGTTTTACTGAAAGAGAAATGCTCGTTAAAACTATTAATAAGTATAACGCAAAGAAAAGCGGCGACAGTCAACAAGAGATGTTGTAGCTCTAACTTCCTGTTAGACCACTCACAAACTATTTAAATAATACATATATGCTTTATATGTTTGTTTTCCAATAACTCTAAAAGAGCATATTAAATAGTTAAACACTTTATAGACACTTCGTGTCTTTCCAAACTACATTCATATGTTCATTTCATTCACATATTCTTTTGTTTGAAAGTTTTTTAAAAAGAGAAGTTATTTACATTATACAAGTTATCAAGTAACTTGAGCCATAATTCTCCTTATGCAAGGAGAAGGATGTCAGGTGTCATCAAGTGAACCATTACCATCTCTAACTCGGGTGCTATTAGGAACCAGTGAGCTTTCTGTCCCCATACACTACCGTCTCGTGTCTCACGGAAATTTATGTAACCTGGTAGAGTTTGGTTACACAAACTTGTAGGTTGCTTTTTCTCATTGCCTACATTCTTTTAATACTGTTTGTCGTGTGTTTGTATCTTTGCCGCTATACATCTCCAATTCTCGCACCGGGTGTTTCCATTGCCGGATTGTCGAGGAGCCAGATATTCAATGCCTCTGTTGGGGCCGGTGTATAGTCCTGTGTGTGCCTTGCTTTGACTTTACGTCTGATGTGCCTTAATGTGTGTTGTAATCAGTTAATAGTTATCTATCTTTTAATGCTTCTCGTAAGATTTTTGAACCACCCACTCTTACATTGATAATTCCGTTATAATATTCGTCAGTTTCGAGAACTTTACGTTTAAATTGTTCTTCTGCTTCGAGATAACTTGCAACGCCTCTGCTTGGACAAAAGTATAAAATTTCTCTTTTAAACTTGTCTTGCCCGAGTGCTAATACATCTTCATTTAAATGATCTGAACTACCCCAATATGTACGCCAGTCACTTTCTTTAGTGCCACGTCTTTTATTCTTCTTGCCTTTAAGAGGGGGTTTAGTTGTTTTGAATTTTGCTAACTTTTTACCAACATATTTTTTATCGTTAGTTAGGTTAGTAATCAGGTAAACAAACGCTTCGCAATCTTCTGGTAACTTGTCTACTTTTTTATTGTTAAATGTCCATTCCATATAGTTAGTTATCTTGCCACAACACTATGGATATACTTATTGCGGCGTACTGCATCAAGGTCTGGATCATGTGTTAATTTGCCTAACGGAATATAGCCTATTGCAAGCCTTGGGTCTGATATATCATATGGCAACGGCACCTTTGCTTGTACACACCATCGCTTAATAGCAGTTATTGTTTTGTTTGCATTAGTGAATTGATCGTTACTAAACCATGCTAATAAATCATTCTTTAAGATGCTGGTAGGAACTATGTGCTCTGCAGGAATATGCTTATCTTGGTCGTACCATAATTCCATAGTATGCTTACCTACGTGTGGGTAATTCATATACAAGTGATTAGTTAATTTAGTAGGCGTAAACAACGTGTAGTCGTCTGTGTGCAACGGTTCGCCATCATCTTGAGTACTAAACAGAAACCGTGTGTTAGCATTTGCTTTTAAGTCCTCTATATGATGTAAATGGTAGTTAAACATACTTAACCAATGTCTTAATTCACCATGAGTGTCTTTAACTAAATCAGGAAAATTAACATGCAAAGTGTTTAAGTCATCTATGTGGTCTTTGAATTGATCTGGTAGTAACCGCTTGATATGTGTTATAGATTCAGTAAGTTTTGATTGCACATCATCTTCGCTTTCGCCAAAATTATAAAACTGTGTTCTACTAACAAATTCTAAATCAAGTGTTTGAAAACGGTGCCACAGTCTTTCAGCAACACGGTTATCAAACAGCTCGTATGTTAGTTTATAATTTGCTTCGTTACCGAGATATATGTCAAGAAACATATTCCGTATCCGTGTTATATGCAGTAAAGCCGCCTTCCTTAACGACAGTTAGTACATTATTAACACGACCTACAAGTTCTTCTTTATGAGAAATAAGCATTATATTTTTGCCTTGATCTCTGTGCATTTTCTTAAGAATACCGAGAGCGTTTTCTACTCCCATTGAATCCATGCCTGAGTCTATTAATTCATCAATACATAACAAGTTCATTGGCCTATTTAAACTTTCATACATATCTCTGAATGCCCATGATAGTCCTAAAATAAGTCTGTTACGTTCACCTCTACTTAAATTATCAAAGTCTAAGTCTCTGCCGTACTCTGTTATTTCTACGCCTAAGTCACTTGCAAATTTAACATCATGTGGTAAGCCTAACTTGTCTAAGTAGTCTGCTAACCTGTGATTTAAGTATGCAATATTTTGATCAATAATACGTTTACGAATAAAACTGTCTTTACTGGTTAATAGTTTGTGCAGGAAGTCCTGATGTTCTTGTAAGTAAGTTAATTCGTTCATTAAGTCAAATGTAATTTCTTGTAACCCAGAAACTTTTAGTCCGTTAATTTGTTCAATGTAAGGATTAATTTCATTAATTTTTTCTTCTAACTGCTCTCGCATTGTTTCTAAATTATGTTTGTGTTGTAATGCATCATCTTTAGATGCGTAAAATAATGTAGGCTTACTCGGTATAATGCCTACCTCTGTAATTTTCTCATCAGTAGTTGAAATTTTTAATCCAAGCTCTTCCCAATGTGCTGTTTCGTTAACAATTTTTCCTTCTAACTCTTTTGTATACTTTTCATGTGTATCTAAATGAGCAGTACCTTGTTCACAAGTAGGGCAAATACCTTCTAATGCACTTGTTAGGTTTACTTTTAATTCGTCTAATGATGTGGTGCTTCTTGTAAAACTTGCTAATGCTGTTCTGTGATCTTTTTGTAAATTGTACAGTATAGTTTCTTGCTCGACTAACGTCTGTAATAATGCATGGCTTTCAATTTCGACTTCAATATCAATTTGTTCAAAGTTAAGTATGGCTTCGCCAACCTCATTTATTTTTTGTTCTTTATTACGTTCCCATGCCTTACTGCGACTTTCAATTTCTTTAATATTTTTGTCTATGCGTTGGTTACTATCTTCAACTGCTTTAATTCTAAACTCTTCTTCTTTAATACCATCTCTTGTAACCTTTTGTCTTTCTTTTAAAATTTCGGCTTTTGACGATAGCTCAGTAATACCTAACAACTGTTCAATCATATCTCGTTGATCGTTATTCTTCATACTAAGGAATGGCTCGGTATAAGTGTTTAGTGCAATTAAATGCTTAAACATATTATGTGGGAAACCAATAATTTTTTCAATTTCTTTTTGGGTTTCTCTACTGTCGCCTTGCTGTTCTTCTGAGAACGCATCTTCACCGTTAATAAGTAAACGTAAAACGTTAGGACGTCTGCCACGTTCAATACGATACTCGATACCTTCAATCTCAAATTCGACAGTAGTAATCATACCTTTGCCGTTTGTTTTATTGATTAAATTATCACGCCTAATATTAGTTAAGGCTTCTCCGTACAATGCATAACTTAATGCATTAATAATAGTAGTCTTTCCTGTGCCGTTTCTACTGCCATCGCCACCCATGTCTAAGTTGTGACCCAACACAAGAGTTAATTGACAGTTATCAAAGTTTACGGCTTGTAGGTTATTGCCCACACTCATAAAATTCTTTGCACTTACATTTTTAATTTTTAGCATTAGTCTGTGTCTATACTGTTATAGATGTTAATCAAAACATCTTTTTGAATTGTGTTTGATTCGATAGTGTCTAACTGTTGTAATACAATTTGATTAACACTTTCAAACGTAATTTCTCCGCCTTCGTATTCCTCTTCTTCTTTAATAGGAACAAGTTGTAGTTCTCTTACATTATATTGCTCTGCAAATTTTTCTCTAATAAAATTTGCCTCTTCGTAACTTATACTCACATCAAGTTTTACTCTGGCATAAGTATATTCATCGAGCAAGTTAGCATGATTGTCTAATAATGTTCTTAAATTAAACACTCTATACTTAGGACCTTCTGCCCAATTTACATACTGTGGCTCACCGCCCCATTCGAGAAACATTGCTCCTCGTTCATCATCGTCTACGTCTGCATAGTTATGTGGGAAGGCATTACCAATGTAATGTATGTTATTTTTATATTGTCTTTTGTGAAAGTGCCCACTGAACACATACTCTGGTCCGCTTAACATCTTATCGTTAATGCCACCACCGTGGTCTGGCATCTCTACCATTGCGTTCATTTTAAAGTAAGGTAACTCAAAATGACCAAACATATACTTGCATTTCATTTTAGAAACAACTTTATAATCATCTCCGCATAACCAAGGAATGATCGCAACTTCATCTTTTTCAAAGAATTCGTCGCACATTACAAAGTTAGGTAAGTCACGAGCAAATTCAATGCTGTTTAACTCTCGCTTGTCTTTGTAATATAGGTCATGATTTCCTGTGATGAAATACACAGTTTCAAAGTTGTCATTAAGTTTTTTAAGATCTTTAATAGTAGCATTCATAGTAGCAACACTAATACTTGCTCTATGATGATGCCAATCTCCGAGAAAAATACATGTCTCTGCATTCCTGGCTTTTGCTTCTGCAATAAACCAGTCTACAAATCTACTACAATCTTCTATGTGTAAGCGACTATTCTGTTTTAGGCCGTAATGTATATCGGTAAAACAGGCCGCTGTCTTAAACAGTTGGCCCATATAATTTACTCTACGTTGTTCTCAATTTCGGATTCGGCTATTTCTCTAAGTTGACGTAATTCGTTTTCGTGTTGAATCTGTCTTCCGTAACTTGGTAAATGTCCTGAATCTATCAAGATGTCATCTCTGATAGTTTGATTTCTTTTTTCAATGTTTAATACTCTTGTAAAACTGTTATTAACTGCGGCAGTATAATAAGCAAACGGATTATCCGATTTTGCTTCATTAAACTGTAAGCCAATTTGAGATAACTGAACAAGTGCTTGTCCTCTCATTTCGTCTACATAAGTATAGCCTCTCCAGTTTGCTCTGTGAGAGTACCTTTCAACAAGTTTTAAAAACATAGTTCCTAACTTGTTTGTGATTCTTCCAGAATGCGGATCAAAGTGACCATTGCTTAAACTACCTTGCCAATGGCTTCTTGCAACTTCTTTAACTTCATCGTTAACGTATGCATAATGCTTGAATGGTGGGAAGTTTACTTTTGCTTTAGTTTCTGCTTCGTTCTTGGGATTTTTCTTCCTTCCAAACTCTAAAGGAATATGCTCCATACACATCACACGGAAAACTAAATCTTCTTGTGCTATGCTTTTTGGGTCTACTGCAAATTCTTTTTGCTTTGGCTTGTTTTTGTAATCATTAATATCGTGGACTGCCATGGCGGCCTGATAGGCAATTGACTGCATAATAGAAGCACGATTTTCACGGGCAACTTTAATGCTGTTTCTGTTGATTTTGCTAACATCCTCAAGAATTACATCAAATTCAAAGTATTTGTCGTCTGCAAGGTGGCAGAATGTCATTTTACTCTTGTGTATTTCTTTTAGAATATCTTTGTTGTTTAGGTAATTAACCTTTTTTGGCTGTGCCATTAACTCTCCTCAAAATTATAGTTCATTTATATTGTTAGTATTATACATGGTTATTGTGTAATGTCAATATATATTTAGCCACTTTTTTCTTTATAGTATGTTTTAATGAATTGGATAAATAGTGTTATGCCAAATTTAAAAGATTTTTTAACAGGTTCATTAACAGATGCCGCTAATCAAGGATTAGGGTTAATAGGTAACGATGCAGTACGTGGCCTTGTTGGTGGACTAATAGGTAAAGCAGGCTTAGGTGCATTGTACCCAGGCAGAGCAACACCTCCACGTAACCCTGAAAATAACTTAGTGTTCGGTGCAAGAGAATTAAGTGAAATGGATATTAGGCAAGAATTAAGTGAACAAAGTAACTTAGCGGCCAGCAGTATATCGACTAACTTAAACGAAGGCAAAGGTATTACTAAAAACTACGACTGGAGAGCAAGACTGAGACCTAAAGCCGCAGGAGCCAGGGCAATATACGGCCTAAGTGATTTAGCCTCTTCTCGTTCTATATTAGAACCACTTGCAGAAACAGGCGGTTTAGTATGGCAGTATACTCCACAAATTTTTATGAGCGGAATGGCTAACTATAATAGTGCAGAATTGCACGGAACCAACTATCCAATTAATACATTTATAAACAGTACACCTCCTACATTCCCTGTAACAGGCGACTTTACTGCTAATACAATAGCAGAAGCAAGATACTTAATGGCAGTTATACACTTTTTAAAATGTGTAACTAAAGCACACTTTGGAGATGCATCAGTTAGATCCGGAGCATTTGGAACACCTCCACCTGTATTACTTTTTGAATACATGGGAGAAAATGGATTTAAAAAAGTACCAGTTGTTGTTAGAACGTACTCTATTCAGTATCCAGATAATGTAGACTATGTTCCAGTTAAAGGCGGCAGTAGTGAAGACGATGTAACATTTGTACCAACAGTAGCAAATATAACAGTTGATTTACTTGTAAATCATACTCCTCATAAGATTCGTAAGAAATTTAGCATCGACTCATTAAGAACTGGTGCCGGTATTAAGGACGGATTTGTATAATGGCTAAACAAAGTTTTATAAATGCAGGAACATTACAAGGTAGGTTTACCGATGTTAATCGTTTACCAAGTGTACCTAAGAATCCATATGATGAAGAATACGTCATTCAAACAGATGCTGATGAACGCCCAGATATACTTGCATACAAACTATACGGTAGTGTAGATCTTTGGTGGGTGTTTGCATTAAGAAATCCAGACGTGATTGTTGATCCTATTAGAGACTTTAAAGCAGGAACTACTATATTCCTTCCATCAAGAGAAGTAATTAATTCGTTAACCGGGGCATAGCAGATGGTGACGTCAGCCGAAACGGCAAAGAATACGGTCACTGATACAGTTTCCGATAATACAGTAATCAATAGGTACTCAGGTAAAGTACAAGGTAATCTACTTGATCTTTATGATATCCCCACATACAATCTAAAATTATATGCAACAGGATTTGAAGCATTAGAAACACTTAAAGCAAATGATTCTATCGACGACCTTAACGGCGAATCAATGGCAAGAGAGGATAATGGCGATACAGCAAAAGGAACAAGTACAAATAATTTTCAATTAAGCCCAGCTGACGTAATAATACTTGCACAAACAGGTGTAACAGCAGGTGTTGGTATAGATAATCTCGAAATTACAAATGTTCCAGGAAAAAAATCAAACGAAACACAATGTAATTTTAAAATAACACAGCCTGGCGCGGCTGACTTCATAGATCAACTATATTGGACAGCATCCAAGTTAGGCATTGACGTTGCCTCTAAGATGCCATTAGTGTTAGAAATAGACTTTCAAGGCTATCAAGAGTCATCCACCCCAGATACATTTGACGGCGAAGGCGGTCAAATAAAACATATTGCTGGGCCGTATAGATATGTGCTCGAGTTAACAAATTTTGATATTACCATTGGGCCTGAAGGCAGTGAATATAACTTTACAACTGTAGTACAAGATGATACTGCTTTTGCAGATAAATTTTTTACATTAAAGGCCGCCCATTCAACATCAGGTGCAACAATCCAAGACCATTTAACTGATTTAGCAGTAAAAATGAATAAGAGGCTTGCAGGTGATGATGAAGATGAATCAGGTACAGTAGATACTATTACATGGGATTTATCTGAATTTGTTTCAGAAGAAGCAGAAGGATCAACTATAGTTGATCAGGCTCTTAAAGCAACAGCTGGTGCAATAAATTCTAATCCCAAATCTAATAAGCACCCAAAGATAACAAATCAAAGTGTATTAAACGATACTCTACTATCGGCATACAACTCTAAATCAATAACCCAAATTGAAGCAGAAACTCAAACTGACGCTTCGGCTGAATCTTCTTCAGATGAAGGAGAAAAAACAGTTCCAATTAGTGTTACTCTGTCACACGAAGAAGATGATAACTTATTTGCATGTCTTGGTAGAATATTATCACTTAATTCAGACTTTATGTCACATGCCACTCGTACTAAGTTTGCAGAAGGCGACAAAGGTATAGGTGAATGGGATCCAGGGCAAACGCATGTTTGGTGGTACACTATAAAATCAAAAGTAACAATAGGCGAGTTTGACGATAAAAAGAAAACATACTCAAAGAACGTTACCTATAAACCCTTAATAGTAAACACTCCAAGTACCAGTACTGGAGTAACAGCGGACGAATTAACAGCAACGGAGACAGCAACTCTTAACAACTTTGATATTCAAAAAGCATACGAGTATACATACACAGGTAGAAATGATCAAATATTAAATCTAAACATATCTCATCAATTTGGTGTTGCACTATTAGTACCAAAGAACAAAGGTATGGGGGGATCATCAGCGTCGAACTTGTACGCGGTTCAACAAGCAGACCCACTTGCCGCAGAAGATGTAACAAATATTGGTGACTTATTTGATTTGTTTAAAAAAGGTAAAAAGATATTTGACACACTTAAAAACTTTGATTCAGATACTTTAAAAGATATGGCGGCCAATGCTGGATTTAGTTCTGATAAAATTAAAGATCTAATATCTGATACAGCAGGCCAGGCCGCACAAGATTTGGCAAACGCATTAGCAGGTGCAGTAACAGGTGATGATGAAATTAAAAGATTAATCAAAGACCAAGTTTTTGGATCAGCTAATTCGCCTACTGAAAGTGACGACGAAAGACAAAAACAAATTGATCAATATTATGCACTTGGCGAGTATAAAGCACAACCATCCGGATATGAATACTCTGCAGATCTTTTAAATTTTGAAGTTAAGGAAACTACAGCAGAAGAAGATGCATCTAATGAAACACAGAATCAATCTGATACCGCAGAAATAGACACAACTTCCAAAGCGGGAGAAGGGCCTGCAAACACATACGCTGGTGCTCAAACAAGTGTGTTTAATTTTCTATATAACCAAAACGTAGAGCCCAGCATAATGAAACAATTGGATTTTGAAATAAGAGGTGATCCATACTACTTAGGCGATTCTGAAAGTAGTTTAGGTGATTTTAGATTTGACACAGACGGTGATAATTTTTTCCTTTTTATGTTAAACAATCCAAGACGGTTTGACATGGACATAGACGAAGAGGACAATAATACTGGTGAATGGAATAAATTTAATACTTCATGGACTATGTCTGGAATTTATCGCCTTGTATCAGCACAAAATAATTTTAATAATGGTATGTTTACAACATCCATTGTAGCGGTCAAGGAAACTGGAGTCGATTTATCCAAGGTTTCGCCAGAAGATTTGGCTAACTATAACATAACATCAAACCAAAATGCCGGTGACTTAGCAGACAAAGGCCTTGGTGATGCAGATGGATCCGGAATAGACCCTATGGCGTTTACCGACCCAGTTGGGTATATTAATGGACAAATCAGCGGTGGCGGATTTGGCGGCTTAACTGACAGTCAGATAGTTAATAAACTGCAAGCCGATGGTAAAATAAATTCATCTCAGGCCCAGGCATGGCGAGATGCACAATAACACAGGTTAATAATATTTCATGAACGGAAAAGTTAATACAATTGGTACCACAAGTGCTTTTAAAAAAGCATTACAGCAAGAATCTGGAAGTAGACTTCACGGTATTTATATTGCAAAAGTAATCGACAACGACGATGCTAATAAATCCGGACGACTGCTGGTAACTATACCAGATCTACATTACGATACTAAAATAAACGAAAATTTTCATGCAAGATGGACATCACCATTTGCAGGTTCAACTAATCCAGAGTTACTTGGCCCAACAATAGAAAGTTTTGATGAAACAATGAAAACTTATGGCATGTGGACGCAACCACCTGACATTGGTAACTTAGTATTAGTATGTTTTCCAAACAAAACCGTTGACTGTTATGTTCTTAGTATGACATTGCCGGATCAGTATAACTCAATGCTTCCTGGTATGCCTTCGGGAGATAGTTATCAAGGAAAATCCTTTAGGCTTCCAACAGCAGAAAAGAATAAACTTTCAAGTGACACTAAGTTAACTAATCCTATGCGTCCAGCTCATCATCCTTTTGCAGAAGCAATTACTAAACAAGGTCTTATTAATGATCCTGTACGAGGTATTTCAGACTCCGGTGCAAAAAGAGAATCGCCCAGTGACGTATTTGGTATATTAACCAAAGGTATTAGAGATCCAGACAACAAAGCAAAAATGATTCAAGCAGGTCATCAGTTTATTATGGATGATAATGCTGATAGTAAAAATATTAGACTTAGAACAGGTGGCGGAAACCAAATATTACTTGATGATACTAATGGTATAATTTATTTAATAAACAAAGACGGCAAAGCATGGGTAGAATTAGACATGCTGGGTAATATTAACTTCTTTGGTGAAGGCGATATTAGCTTTAGGGCAAAAAAGAATTTTAATTTAAGAGCAGATAAGAATATTAACATTAAAGCAGGACAGGATTTACATCTTAAAGCCGCTGGTGATAACATGGGAGGCAAATACATGGGTATCCCTGATCTCGGCATCCTTGCAATACCGCCACTTGGTGTTGGAGGCAACATTCGATTAGAATCTGTTGCAGATACAAGTATACATGCAAATATGAACGCGGCCATTACAGCAAGTGGTGGAGACATTGACTTAAATGCCGCTGGAAGTTTTAGAAGTAGTGCAAATAAAATTGATCAAACAGCTGGAATATTAGGTATGAGCTCAGTAACAATGGGTGCTATAAGCACTATATCAGCAACCGGTACATCACATGTTTCGGCCGGACCTATTGCTTCAACTGGTTCTCTTATTTTACTTAACAGTGGCAGTGGACCAGTTCCAATACCGGCAATACCGGCAATACCGGCTCCACAAATAGGTGCAAGTGATCATCAAGATCAGTCATCTGTGCCACCAGAATATAAAGCAGACGAAGAAGTAGTTTTACCTAACGGCGGACAACGTCCAGAATCAGGAGACAGTATTAAAAGTATTGTAGGCACAATGCTAACAGCAGAACCATATCAAGGCCATGCTCAATTTGACCCTGCATCAGAGAACCCTGAAACATTAGAAGAAGATGTATCAGCAGATGGTGAAGAAAGTCCGGAACAGCAAGGATTAGCAAGTGTTGATCCTGCAGGCATCACTGATGCGGCCACTGACGCTATTGACAAAGCAAAAGCAGAAGTTACCGATCAACTTTCTGGCTTAAAAAACTTATTACCAGAGCAACTATCAAACTTTGATATGGCATCTCTAAAAAATCTTCAAAGCATCGATGGTATGAAGAATATGATGAATCAGTTAGGCATTGTAATTCCTCCATTACGGTTTCCTACCTCAAATGCATTGTCACAAAAAATTATTGGACAAGTTAAAAAATTAAAAGAACTTGAAGCAGAAATGAGTGCATTTGCACTTGATATCCAAAACAAAACATTAGGGTTACAAGACGAATTAGTAGGTGCTGTAACTGGCAAAGTTGATGCGGCAGTTAAAGAAGCCGTCGATGAAATAAAATCTTCAGCAACACCCCCACCTCCGGCACCAAAAGGATAATAGAGATAACATGACAGTAATAATGGACAACAGCAATAGCAACTTATTAGAGCTAATTGCAGAAAAACTTGATGCTAAGGGCATTGATTTAATTGTAGATGGTACTTCGTATATCTATATAGACAGAAAATCTGGTATTAAAGTTGTTGACTTTAAAAACGGCTTAGGAGCAATAGGCACAGCATTAGCACTTAATGGCGATCTTACCGAAGTTGGAGAAAAAATAGCACAGGCATTACCAAATGTTGTACTCAGTGACAATCAAATGGCCGCTTTAACAAGTTTTGCTCAGCATATTGGCATTGATAATTTTGTTAAATCTAAAGTTTTTGAAGATCTTAATGAAACGCCGCCTGCTTATTTTAAAGTTCCTGCACACATGAAAAGATGGAGAACTGGAACTGTAGGCAATAGTAAAAAAGTTAAAGTAAGACAAGATTACGTTGATAGAAGATTGTATGAAGGCATATTATTTAACACGCCTGACAATTGTGATATTGGCCAGTTATTTGTTAATCAATCAAACACTACATTTGCTCAAATGGCTACAAGATTAAGAAAAAGAAATTTAGACTTTATTGCGTCGGGTGGACTTGGGTCGACTTAGCCTCTTTTTGTAAATCAGCAACCCTAATATACGCTCTATATTTTGCTTCTTGTTCTTCAGCAACTGTTTGCTCTAAAATACTAACTCTTTGCCTTAATGCATTACATTCATTGTTTTTATCAACAAGCATGACTCTTAGCTCTTCTTCAAGAGTGTCATTTGTAAATTGTTTTTTAAGTGCTTCGGACATATTAACCTCGATTATGAATTTATTATTTCGCTCAACATTTCTGTTACAATGTTATTTAACAGAACCCCGCTATGACCGGCTTCTATAAAGGAATTTTGCGTGTTTATAAAACCAGGTGGTGGTGAACTTTGACTTTCTACTGATACCATGCCGTCATTTGCTTTTCCGCCTAACCCTGCAAGTGGGTTTGAGCCTGATGTACATACTATATTAGTGTGCGGACCACTAAACGTCTTTTCTTGCAATAATTCTAATACTGGCGCACCAGGTTTAGTGTTTTCAAACACTTTTTTATTTCTAAATATCATTGATAACACCCTTGCAACAGGCGTTCCTTGATAAGGTGTTGCTATAGTAACTAAGTGTTCTACATTTTTAGGGTACACACTTGCATACCAACTTGCTAACAAGCCGCCAAAACTATGTCCTATAAGAATTACTGGCTCATTCCCAAATTCTCTTTGTTTTTTTAGGTTTAACAGCTCAACTAAGTCGTACGGATCGTCTTCCATGTGGTATTCAGGTGCAATATAACGATGCTCGGGTAATTTTATTGTATAATAATTAAAATTATCTGGGCTGGCATTAGCACCATGTATGTAGATTACATTCTTCATAACCATAGTATACATTAGAACAGTCTATTTGTCAAGCGAATTATAACATGTTTTAATGATTATGATAAATACTTGTATGGCACAATTTAAAGGAATGAGCACAGTAGACAAGGTATCAGCACCGTACACTCTGGTTGATTCCGAATTAGTTAAACGTGACCTTTTAAACGAAATTTACACCAAAAAAGGTGAACGAGTTATGCGACCAACATTTGGTTGTATAGTTTGGGATTTACTGATGGAACAAGACACTCCTCAATTAGAGGAAATGGTAAGAGAAGACTTAGAACGAATATGTAACCGCGATCCGAGAATAGCAGTTAACAACATAAACATATTTAAAGGCGATCATTCAATAAGAGCAGAAATTGACTTAAGATACATCATGCTCAATAGTGCAGAAGTACTGTACTTAGACTTCCAAGAATATAACGAGGCGATTTAGAGATGGCAATTGTAGAAAGACAGAATAATTTATTTGCGGCGGAAGACTGGAAAGTTGCCTACAAGGCATTTAGTAAAATAAACTTCCAAGCATACGACTTTAATAGTATGCGTAAAGCAATGGTTGATTATGTAAGAATTAACTACCCAGAAAATTTTAATGACTTTATTGAAAGTTCAGAATTTGTTGCAATTATTGAATTACTTGCATATCTGTCTACATCACTTGCATTTAGAATGGATCTTAACAGCAGAGAAAACTTTTTAGAAACTGCTGAAAGAAGAGACTCAGTATTTAAACTTGCAAGAATGCTTGGATATAATCCACGTAGAAATATTACAGCAAGTGGGCTGGTTAAATTAACATCAGTACAAACTACTGAACCGTTAATAGACAGTCAAAATTTGTCTTTACAGAATACTAAAGTATTTTGGGACGATGCAAATAATCCTGATAGTTTTGAACAATTTGTTACAATTATTAATAGTGCATTTGCAGGAACAAATAGATTTACTGCACCAGTTAAGACAGGCAAAGTAGGCGGCATTAATACTGAAAAATATAATATTAATACCACTATTGGTTCCCCAATAAGTTATAACTTTGCTGGACAAACAACTACAGGAAGAAAAACGTTCCAAGTATGTAACGGTAACTTCACTGATAACAAATTTTTCTTTGAAGAAACGCCAAATCCAATTAACCCATTTGGTATGTTTTACAGAAATGATGGTTTAGGATTTTCAAGTGCTGATACTGGATTCTTCATGTTGTTCAAACAAGGTGAACTATCATTTACAGATGCAGATTATACTTCACCTGCTGAAAGTAGAATACAAGATATTCCACTACCTAATATTAATGAAACTGATGTTTTTGTACAAGAAGTTACTACCCAAGGTACAGTACTAAATCAGTGGACTAAGATTCCTAACACAGTAGGACAAACATTAAACTACAACAGTCAAAATTTAGGTACAAGAAATTTATATGCTGTTGAAAACTTAAACAACGAAGGAATTAGAATAAAATTCCCAGACGGTAACTTTGGTAATATACCAAACGGTGTGTTTAGAATATGGCACAGACAAAGTGATAACGAAAGATATTCGATCAAGCCAGCTAATATTCAAAATGCTTCAATCTCATTGCCGTATACAAATGCCGCCGGCGAAAACTATAGTTTAACATTGACGTTTTCTTTACAGTCATCAGTTAGTAACAGTTTGCCAAGCGAAACATTACAAAATATTAAAACAAGAGCACCGCAAACGTTTTACACGCAAAATAGAATGGTGTCGGCTCAGGACTACAACGTATTCCCTCAGAGTCAAAGCAGTAACGTTAGAAAATTAAAAGCAACTAATAGAACACATGCTGGGCATAGTAGGTTTATTGATATTAACGACCCTACAAGTACATTCCAAAGTGTTGAAACGTATGCTGAAGACGGATTCTTAACAAAAGAAATATCTAACCTTGCATACAACATTGTAATTGATCAAAATAACACAGCGGCTGATGTAGTAACAAATGTATTACCATTATACTTAAAACAGCCTGCAATGAATAACTTTGTGTATGACGAAATGAGACGTATATGGGCTAACTATGTACCGTCAAAGTTTGAAACACAAGATTTAAATGCTATTTGGAAAACACTTCCAGTAGAATCTCAGTCAACAACTGGATATATCACTGAAACATTTAGTACATTAGATGGTACTACAGTAGTGTTAAAAAACAACACTGAAAGAACAAGAGTATTCCAAGAAAATAACTTTATTAAGTTTGTTAAATCAACAGACAAGTCACAATATAAATGGGTAAGAATTGTAAGTGTTGCCGCCAATGGTGCTTTATCAAGCGGATTAAGTACATCAGTTGGACCGTTTACACTTAGTGAAAAAATAGATGACGGTTGGAAAGCAGTAGAAGTTATTGTTGGGCTCAGAAAATCATTTACAGCATCTGAGAGTTTAGCAATACAAGATGCTATTAACAGCAAAAAAACATTCGGTGTTGGATATGATGTTCAGCTCGATGGATACTATATTATTGCCAATGAGAATTTACAGGCAACTGGTAACTTTGAAATAATTCATGCAAGAGCAGGTGCTGGTTTAAGCAATGACGCCAGTTGGTTATTGTTAATGAAATACTCACCTGTTGATAATATTAGTTGGAAATATTCTACTACTGTTAGAGGCCTTGAGTACGTTATACAAAGTAAAGCAGATTTAAAATTCTATAATATTAAAAGTAGTAAAGTAGTTGATTACACTACTCAGGCAGTACAAGATACAATCAGTATTACAACATTAAATAATAAGCCAGGCGTAACAGAACAATTTACATGGGCAGATACTAATACAGACGGTATTGCTGATGCATGGCAAAGTGTTGAAACTGGTGCATTCCATGACCCAATGGGAGTGATATCCCAGATACCTTTAAGAACACGAGATCAAAAATGGTATGACGTAGGAGTTAAATGGAAAAGTACATTTGGCTTGATGAGAAACGATGGCATCACAGACAACCATACACCTGCAAACATACTTGTTAAAAATAGATTTGTTAATTCAGCAAATGTAACTCTTAACACTTATTTTAATGATGGTGATGCAAGTACAAGTAATGTTAGAATTTCTAACAATGATGGAAGAATATCTTTTATACCTTACAACTTTAGTTTTAACTTTGATAGCACTACCTTTGGATTTAACATTTTTGATAATAACGGAAACATTACATACAAGGCCTTAAATGCTAATACAAATACTGTAGAAATGTATCACGGTAATGCATCAATATTTACATATAGTGCAGACGGCTCAACTGCAAACGCAACTGCAAACGGAGCCATTGTATTAAGCAATGCTAATTCAACAGCACAAACAGGTACATTAACGTATACCAATCTCGAAGACAACAATTACTTATATGCTCGTGACCTTGCAGGACTATCAGTAGATAGAATTTTAGTTGAGTATAAAAAAGACAGAGCCAGATTAGAAAAAGATATAGTTTGGGAAGTCGTAGATAGTTTTAAATATAACGATGGATTTACCGATCCAAGAAAAGTTAAAGTTATTCCAATAGACAGCAATAACGACCAAGTACCAGATAGACCATTACAGTTTAACGAGTTTGCCGATACAGCAGACTTTGTAATTTTTGAATACTACACAGACTTTGATGGTTACAAATATGATAGGCCAGTAAGTGGTGTGATACTTGATTATAGAACTGAATTAGGAATTCAGCAATTAGGAACTAATATATCTCCAAAAAGTTGGAATGACATTGTTGCATGGAATACAGTAGACTTTATTTTAGTTGATACTTATGCTATTGCACAAACATTAGAAAACGTAACATCAAACTACAGCGGTATTAAAGTATATGTTGTTGCTGATGAAAAAGTTTATTGCTTAACTGCAAGTAGTACAGATACGCAAACAGTTACACTTGTTGATGCATCAGCTGATTACATTGTTAGAAAAGGAAGAGGAGCAACTCAGGATACAAGAGGAGTTGCACCACAACCATGTGTAATTAAGTGGAATCATAAAGCACCTAACGATATTAGAATTGATCCAAGTATTAGTAATGTGGTTGAAATTTTAGTATTAACTAACACATATTATACTGAAGTACAAAAATATATTAATGTACCAGGTACAGCATATCCGCTGTCACCAACAGCAAACCAATTAGCAACCGAATTTAACAGTCTTGAATCATTTAAGAGTGCAAGTGATACTATTGTTTATCGAAGTGCAAAGTTTAAAAGATTATTTGGAAACGACGCTGAAGCAACAAGCCAGGCAAAATTTAGAGTTGTAAAACTTAACGGTAGCACTCTAACAAACAACGAAATTAAAACACAGATTATAAATGCGTTTAACAAATACTTTGATGTAGACAATTGGGAATTTGGTGAAACATTTTATTTCACAGAACTTAGCTCATATGTACATCAGCAGTTAGGTAGTAACATTGGTAGTATTGTAATATTACCTAATACCAGTGCAGGAACATTTGGCGACTTATTCCAGATTAAAGCAGATCCAGACGAACTGTTTATTAATACTGCTACTGTAACTGACATTGAAATTGTAGAAAAACTAACTTCTCAAACACTAAGGACTGATATCTAAAATGGCTGATAAACTTTATAAAAAGTTACCGGAAGTTCTGCAGACTAATGCAGTAAAAAACTTCTTCGAAAGTACTGTAGAACAACTTTACAGTGAGTCGAATGTTGAAGTAATTAAAGGATACATTGGAACAAGAACATCTTACGATAGCGATCTATCCGGTGCATGGGTGCCGCATTTAAATTCTGTTAGAGATGAGTATTCGCTGTCTCCAGTAGTAAACACAATTAATTCTAATTCAGGTGTTAGCGAGAATTTTGTATTCTATGATGAATTTGTATCAGTATTAAATGATTATGGCGTAAATACTACTGATCAGAACTTAACATTTTCAGAAGATTTTACTACATTTATTCCGCCATTAGATGTTGATAAATTAATTAACTTTCAAGAGTACTATTGGGATCCAGACGGACCAAATGCAATTAGTATTGTTGGCTCAGTAACTAACGCAATTGATGTTTCAATCGATGTTATTGGCAAAACAACTTTCACACCAGCTGGTGGCAAACAATTTAAAAACGGCATGGTAATTAAATTTACTGGTGAATATGTAGTGCCAGCATCATACGTTGGAACAGAATATATTGTCGAAGGCGTAGGTGAAAGTATTTCGCTTGTACCTAAAGACGATAACTTTAACACACGTTTTGCTACTGCAGAATTTGGGCAATGGGACGGCACAGCATTTAGTTTGTCAAACACTTCTGTTGTACATAGTGCAAGTAGTGTTACATCAGTTACCGTATTAACACCAGGCTTAGGATATATTAATCCTACTGTAACAGTTGCTAATGTAACTGGTAACTACAGTAATATTGCAACAGCAACAGCAACAGCAAACGCACAAGGCTCTATTACAGCCGTTACAGCAACTAACACTGGTACAACTCATTCATATACAGGACAAATTGGACTTACAATTAGTGATACAGCCGTTGCACCAAGCATAGTAGAAGCAACAACATTCCCATCAGGGCAAGATGAAGTTTCAACAAAAATTGTAACATTAAGTGCATTAACTAATGTTAAAGCAGGACAACATGTAACTTTTTCAACAGGTACAGCAACAGTTTCGAGTATTAGCAATAACGGTGTTGCAACACACGACTTTGCATCAGATTCGTTTACAAGAACACCAGGCGAATACAGAGGTGTAACAATCTCAACAACAGGTTCAGGTACAGGTGCAACATTTGATGTAATTATTGATTCAGGTATTGCAACGGTTAATAGCATAAGCGGTGCAAACACAAATAGAGTAGCAGGAACATATAGTAATGTTTCTCCTCAAGTAGTCGAAGATGTTTTAACAACATCAGAAATAGAAGCAAGTGTTAACGGTACTATTATTGGTGCGTTTAATAGCTCTACTGTAAGTTACGGTGTCAGAGATATTGTAACCCACAATAGTTATTACTACAGAATGCTAAGAAGTGATTACAGTAGTAGCAATGCAGACTGGCCAGTACGTCCAGTTAGTGATGTAAAATCTACATCATATTGGCAATTGGTTCCTCATGTTATTCCAAGTAGTGGAACTGGTGCAACATTTGATATTGTTATTAATGGCTCAGGTACGGCAACAGGTGTTACAGCAAACGTAACTGGTAATAACTATAATGTTAGCGAAAGAGTTAATATTGATATTACTTCCTTAGGTGGTACAGCAGAACAGTCCGGGGATCTTACATTTAACGTTGCAACATTAACAGGAAATGTTACTAATGTAACAGTTAATACTCCAGGATCGGGTTATGCCGCAAGTGACACTATTACTATTGCAGATACAGTTTTAGGAGGCTCATTAGCAAACGTATTAACATTTGATGTAGTCACAGTATCAGATTCTATCACACTTGCAGATAGCATAACATTAAGTAATGCAGACTTAACAACAAGTTTTGTAGGTGCAGGTTTTAGTGCAAGAATAAATACAGACTCATATTCGTTTACACAAGATGCAGACGGTGATGTAGCAGTTACAATTACAAACTCTCAGGCTATTTCGGGTATTAACCCTAACGACGCAACTGATTATTATTTAACAGGTGGCGTATACAGTTTTGATAAAGACACAGATGGTGATGATATTGGTGATTCTGTATGGGGCGGAACATTAAGTCAAAAAACTAAAGACTATACTACATTAGCAAGAGGCTCGGCAAATAAAAATGTTTGGAGTAGAGTTAACTTTTGGTATCATAAAAATAACTACCTCGATGCTGGATCACCTTTACCAGTAAAAACAAAAAGAGCATCACGACCAATTTTTGAATTTAATAAAGATATTGAACTAATTAATCATGGTACAAAAAGTAGAGGAACAGTTTTACTTAGTGCAGGGACAAATTTAATATCAGATCTTAACGGGCAAAGCAGTAACGTATTCATTGACGGATCAGCAATAACCAGCGGAACAACAATTGTTTTTCCAGCAGAAACTATTACTAAATCTCAGTATGTATACCAAATTACAGTTGATACTGGTAACAGTATAATTGCAATAACACCTTTACCGGACCCAATTGATTCTACAAAAAACTTTACATTTGCTGACGGTGATACAATTGCAATTAAAACTGGTTCTCTTGGAATTGGTAAAGAATATTACTACAGTATTGCTGAAGGATTAGTATTAGCACAAGAAAAAATTACAACAAACCAAGCACCGTTATTTAAACTGTATGACGATAAGAAAAATTATTTAGGCGATACTGTATTATATCCACAGTCAACATTTACTGGTAATAAAGTATTTGGCTTAACCGAATCTGCAAGTATTACAAAAGATAAAGAATATAAATTACCGTTAGAATATAAAGCATTTGCTAATAGTAGTGAAATATCGTTTACTAACTTTATAGATACTACACCAGTATCTTACACACCGTTTGGAAGCAGTAATACCAGTAACATTATTGGTAATTACTATTATAAATTATTAAAAACAGATAACGAATATCACACTAATTTTATAAACAGTAATGCAAAATCAACTCAACGAATTGTAACAAGATATAATTATACGCAAACAGACGTAGATGCGTTTGTTGATGAATTTAATACAGGGTGTGTTGTTGATGTTGATATTAACAATGCTACTGGTTACAACTTACAAGTACTTGTTAACGGACTTACAAGAACTGACTTTGCTTACAGTAACAGCAAAATTAAATTTAATAACTTTACAAAATTAAATGCTAAAGATATTATTGATATATCTGCATTTAGTAGTATTGGCAAAACACCGTCTATTACAAGCAAAAGTAATTTTGCTTTACCATTAAGTTGGGAAAAGAATCCTTTTAATAAAGGTATTACTACTATTGCAGAACCTGAATTCTTACCTCACTTTAAAGAGCTATTAGAGAATCAGACAAATTTTGTAGGCGATGCGTTAAATGTAAATAACTTTACAAATACTGCACAAGAATCAAAACACGGCACTAAGTTAGTTAAATCAAATGATGATCTAATGCTAAGTGCATTCTTGCTTGACGATCAACCGCATAACTTAGTACATGCATTACGTTTTGTAAGTGGCGAATACACCAGATATAAAAGAAGATTAAAAAGCGAAATTTCAAAACATTTTAATGTTGTTAATTTTAATAACTATACAACTGAAAAACTTTTAGAAACAATACTAAGAACAATTATCTCATATAGTTCTGGTAAAAATGTATTTACACAAACATATATATTACCATTTGGTGATAACTATACGACTGAAAATATTACAGTTAATGATATTGCACAAAAAGTCTATACATTTGTAAAAAATATTGATGTAACAACATTAGAAAATTCAATGTTAGTGTACAATGTTAATGGTGCTGTAAATACATTACTTAATGTTGATACAGATTATACAATTACAAGTACAACACCAATTACTATAACATTAACAGAATCATATGCCCCAAAGGCAGGCGATACTATTGTTGCTAAATTCTATAACGAAAATAGAGATAGTGCTCAGTGTCCACCTACTCCAAGTGCCATGGGAATGTATCCTTTATACCAACCAGCAATTGTAACTGATACTTCGTTTACAACAGCAAAGAAAGTACTAATAGGACATGACGGTAGTAAAACACCTGTATGGGGTGACCAACGTGATAATGTATTACTTGAATTTGAAAACAGAATTTATAACGCGGCAAAGAAAGAATTAAGAAATGCAAACTCGCATCCAATATTAAATATTTTTAATATACGTCCTGGAGCATTTAGAAATAACGTTTCACAAAGAGATTATACAGATTTACTAAATACTGATTTCTCACAATGGGCAACCGAAAATAAAGTTGATCATGTTGTTAATGAGTTCTTTAAAGAAGCAGACGAGTTCTCATATAACTACAGAGGGACAACAAGCACTCCGGGTTACTGGAAAGGCTGGTTTGAATATTATTACGATACAACACGCCCTCATACCCATCCATGGGAGATGTTAGGATTTGTTGACAAACCATTATGGTGGGACACTACATACGGTACAACATACACTTTGTCTAATACTACTATGTGGTATGATTTAGAACGCGGTATTATTAAATCAGGTCAAAGAGAAAACTATATAGACAAAAGTTATAAAATTTCTAACCCGTACAGAAGATTAGGATTAAGTAATTACTTGCCTATAAACTCATCTGGTACGTTGCTGTCACCTAACGATATTACAACAACTGGTACTACAACTAAGACTATTACATATTCAAACGTAACAGCAGATAGCAGTATCGGTTTCCTAACTACAAGTTTCTTACTAACAGACGGACTTAATGTAAGTTTTGATAGTTCTAATGTTTATGTAAGAGGTAGTAACATACCTAATTATGTAACAACAGCAATTAATACTAATGCAAATGAATATCCTGTTGTACAACAAAATAACGACTATGCAATTCCAAGAATTACATTAAGTACGCAAACAGCGTCTCCAAGCCAAATGGGAACTTCTGCAACTGCTGTATTAATAAATGGCTTACCATTATATAGTCCACAAGATTCAACAAGTTATGCCAGCCAAGATGTTTGGCATTATAACACAGGCTATGCAACTGCATCAGATAGAGCATCCGGTATTATTGCAAAGACTGACGTTAACGGTCTGGTACATACAAGTGTTCCTACTGTTACAATGGCTACAAGCGATATATGGGGTACTACAAATCAGCATTCCGGAATTATAGGCTGGGCATTTGACGGACTACCAATTTACGGTCCATATGGTTATACATCATATGAATCAAACGGCAACATAGCAGATAGTACTTTAACTAATATTAAAAGTGCGTTTGAATTACGATCAGGTTCAAGAGAAACTGGGCCAGGTGGAGCATTTACTGGACAGTATGCAGAAGATTATACATACAATTCAGGACTAAATGGTGCGCCAGGATATACAGGCTCATCAGGCGTAGGCGGATTAGCAAAGTATAACATGCGATACGGCAAGACTCCAGAGTCGTCCTCAACACCAATATATTTTTACGTTGCAACAATGGACAGCCACGGACACGGCATGTTCCCTTATGCAGTAGGCGGAGGTGCTAACGCAACAGCATATCATCCTTCAGCAACATACGGCAACATGTTCTTTGTTTCGTCACCGGACAGCATTAACAGTGGTGCAAGTAATGGTTATAGAAATGCATCAGCAACAGCGGCTATAACAAGTACATCAGCAATTACAACAACAGCAGATTCATTGTTAACTAATAATCAATGGAAATTTGGAGATGGTGCTCCGGTTGAAAATGCATGGAAACATTCTGAGCAATATCCGTATGCAATTGTTGAAGCATTGTTATTAAATAGACCAGGCTACTTTGCAACAGTTTTTGCTAACCCACTTAATATTACAACAACGCCAGCAAACAAACAATTACCTGTAAGTTTACTAACAAGAAAATCATGGGACTTTACAAGTAGTACAGATTTTGTTATACATGGCGAACCTAATTTAGAAACTAATACTATTAAGACAGCTATTGGTTATACACAATTTATTAAGAGTTGGTTAAATTACCAAGGTGTAGATATTACTGAAAACTTCAGTAAACCTTTAAGAAGTATTAATACAAAGTTAGGGCATAGATTCGGCGGCTTTATTGATAAAGACACAATGATTTTAAGCCTTGATCAATACAGTACAACTGGAACAGCATCTAACTTAATTTTACCAGATAATAATATCGATGTTATTGTACATAACTCACCGTACAAGTCAAGAAATTTTTACAGTGGTGCAGTTATTGAAAAAACAGCAACAGGATATAAAGTAAAAGGTTACGACACTAACTTAGGCTACTTTAATATTTTAGAAAGTGACACAACTGGTAAAAGAGAAAAAGTATATGTTGGCGGAGAACCTGCAGGTTTTACAAAATGGAAATCCGGTACAGCATACGACAGGAATACAATTGTAAGATACAACAATAAGTTCTATCAAGCAAAAGGGCCAGTGCTAAGTAGTGCAACATTTGTAAATGAGGTTTGGGACAGACTGCCTACATTGCCAATGGTTAATGCCGCAAGTGCTACATATTATCAGCAAACAACAGGCACAATTGTAAGAGTTGACTACGGATATGAATATGCATCAATTGAAGCACTTTATGACTTTGTAATTAGTTTAGGAAGATATAATGCTCAGCAAGGTTTCGACTTTGGTGATTTTGATAAAACTATTAATAGAGCAAATGATTGGCAATTTGCCGGTGAGTCTTTATTATTCTGGACAACAGGTTCATGGTCAGTTGGTAACACACTTGAATTATCACCAGCGGCATCAGGTATATCATTTAAGCCTGCATTAGGTTATGTTGCAGAACTTAAAAAGGTTAACAACAATCAATTTACTATTTTAGATAGGGAAGGAAAATCAATAAATCCAGCAGAATGTTTAATTAACAGAGTTGGGACTACATTTGAAATTATTCCTCCTGTAGGACAAGAAATTTACGGATTATTATTGCATACAAGAGAAACAGAACATGCAATGGTTATTGACAATGTTACTGATTTTGCAGACACAATATTTGATTCTGCATTAAATCATAAACAAGAAAGATTAAAAATTAAAGCAAGTAGATCAGCAAATTGGGATGGTAGATTCTTAACTGAAGGATTTATTATTAACGGTAGTGAGTTAATTCCTAACTTAGACAACCTTGCACAAACAATGGGACGTTATTACGAACTTGGATTTATACCGGTTGATAAACAAGTATACACTAAGTCACGTGAATTATTTGGATATACTGAGAGAGACTATTTAAACGAATTAGATATTAATGATGATCAACAGTTTGATTTTTATAAAGGTATGATACAAAGTAAAGGTTCAACTGCAAGTTTAAGCAGAATTGGTCGAAGTAATGCTATTGTACAAGGTACCATGGATATCTATGACGAATGGGCATTAAGAATTGGAGATTTTGGCGACGTATTAAACGAACAAAGTGTTGAACTTAAAATTGAGAAAAAAGATATTGTTCAAGATCCTCAGTTAATTACTTTAGATTTCCCACAAGATACTACAGGATATGTACAAAAAATTGATATACTTGTTCCTAAGCATCAGTATTTTAATATTCCTGAAGTTAGTATTTCTATGCCTGCAGGCTCACCAGCCAAACAAGCAAAAGCAATAACATCACTTAATAGTTCGGGCGAACTGTCAACTATTACAGTAACGGATGGCGGAAGTGGATACAGTTATAATGCCTCTATAAGATTAAATTTACTTGCAGGTAATTTGTATGTTGCTAATACATCAACTATATTAACGTCAGTAGATGCAACATCGTCAAACGCTATTACTTCAGTACAGCACTTCTCAGGTAACAGTAGTGTTAATGCAAGTTACTCGGGGTCAGCAAATATTACTAACTTGGGTAGTTTAACAATTACTGATAATATTACTTCTGCTACAGCAACACTTAACTTAGGTAGTATTACTGACGTTGCAAATGTTGTAACTTCAATTAATGAAAATGCAAGTATTAATACAACAATTACTGCACACTTAATTAGCAATGAGATTTCTAATTCAAATCCTGCAAATACATTTACTGTATATAAGTCTATAAGAATTACAGGATCAGACTTTACATTAACAGATAATAATTCAAACGTAACATTAAGTAATCTAAATTTAACATACGGTAATTTTCAGCCACAGCAACGTTTTGCAATACCTGTAGCAAACAATACAATAAAAGCAAATGTTACAGTAACCGTTGGCGGTACTTCGACAACTGCTTATGATTTTGATGTAGGTGATAGATGGCAAATTAATAGTCCATCATTTATTTCAGGAAATGTAACACAAGTTTATACACTAAACTCTGGTACAGTAAACAGCAGTACTACAATGTTAGCAGAAAATATTGTAACTACAAACGGCAAATATTCTTTTGTTGATGTGTATGTAAACGGTAATAAACTAACTAATGACAGTAGTTTATATACAGCAAACAGTACTACAGTTAGTTTTATAGACGTAGGTAAGTTACCCGGCGGTAACATTGAAGCAGGCGCAAATATCTATGTAGTTGAACATGCAACCGTTGACTTACAAGATAGTGTACAAACAGATATTCCAGGTAAATCAGTAGCAATTAAAGTTGCCACTAATGATGCTATAGCAATTAAACTTGGACAAAAACGAATTTACGATATTACACCAGACGCAAAAGATGACGAAGTAATATTAATTGATATTGACGATACTGCAAGATTCCTCAAAAAGCCATCAGGCGTGAGAGAACATAATTTATGGCCAACAACAGCAAACGTAGACTATACTGGAATTACAGATTCTAAGTATACGCCTATTCCTAATGCTGGTTATGTTAACCGAGCAAACGTAGACTACCAAGCATTTGGATTAAGTGACTTGCCTGTATTGTTTAGTGACTCAGTAAGATTTAAGCCACAAGCAAATGACTTTGTTCATGTAGGCAGAAGTGAGAATAGAGATTGGAATGTTTATAAATTAGAAAAAGCAAATGCATCAATATCTTTTGTTGAGCAAACAGATAATGCAGTTACAAGTTATTTATATACTGATTACAGTTTATTTAATTATGTAGATAGCAATCAGTTACAAGAAAACGATTTAAGCAGATACTTAGACTATAACATTGCAATTAAACATGCAGACTTATCGACTAATCATGTTATATGGACTAATGAACAAGTAGTAAACAAAAAAGCAATTACAATTAGTGATTGGGGTGGCGTTGCTATGATAGAAGCCAATGTTACTTCTATTGGACCATCTGCCGGAGCAGTTAAAGATATTGCTAACGTTACACCAGCACCAACAAGAACTGTGTTTGGTCAAGCCAATGTTTTAACTGGCGGTGATGTACAAATTAAAACATTAACAAGAAATTTAATTAATGGCGATACTGTACAGTTTATGTCTCAATCAGTAATAGAACATGCTTACACACTTTCTGGTGATGCGTATGTTACTGACAGTCAAACATCATTATTGGATAATACTTCGCTGTCAGCAAGAACATTAAACTTTAGTGCAAATGATGATTTAATATATTATCAAGTACAAGTTGCTGGAGCAAATATTGATTTACGTGGATTAGAAAATACAGCAATTGCTGGCGATCCTACAACAACATTTATTAATGGTGCAAACATTGTACTACCGGCAACATCGTTAACAAGCTCAGCACAATCAGTTGAGTTTAAAAGAGTTAATACTGGTAAGATTAAATTAAGTACAAGTAATATTAATCAACATAGTGCAAACGTAACACTTGCAGAAAACTTAAAAGTTAGATTAAATACATCTAATGTAAGTTATGCAAATGTAATTACTGCAATATCAAATGTTGATAGTGCAAATAATACTATTACAGTTGATGCAGACTTTACAAATGATGACGGCAACATTGTAGTATTAGGTTCAAGTGGTTGGAACATTACATCGTTTACTGTACTGGAAGATATACCGTTACATGGTCAAAGCCATACTATAGCAAACTTAACTTCTACAGGCTTTACAGTTAATCAAGCAAACGTAATTGCTAATGTGTCAAGTAGTGAGCTACAAGTAACAACATTTGGTAAAACAAAAGTTGAGGTTACTGGTCATGGATTATATTCCGGTGAAATGGTACAAGTTATTGCTAATGCATATTCAGGATATTACTTTGTTGAAAACGCATCAGCAAATACATTTGTTATTAATACACCATATATTGCATCAATGCCAATTACAGGTAATGTAATTACTAAAGGAATAACAATAACAACAGATGCCGCACATGGTATAACAGACGGCTATGCATTTGGCGGCAAACGTGTTGCAGTACATATGGCAGAACCGAGAGTGTACAACCAAGTGTATTCTGTTAGTAGTGTAACAAGTGGTGCATCAAATACTATTGTAATTAATAATGCATTTGCGTATGCTACAGTGGCCAATACAATGACTGAAGCAGTTGTTACTACAATTGACCACAATAAAGTAACACTTAATAATGCAACTATTAATGTGGACAACTTAAATTCAGAAGAAGCAGTTGTAGAAAGTTTTAACAGACAACAAAATATTAGACGTGGATTTACTGTTAGTAGCCAGTTTACTTTAAACTTTCCAATGCTAAAGAACATGACAAACTTTTCATTAAATGCAACCGGTAGCCATGTTGGACCATATGTATCTAATCACCAATTAAAAAGTGACCCGGCTATTACAAAAAATTTACAAATTGCAGGACAATTTACTATTCCTGTTAAAAAGATTAGTGCTCAAGGATTTATTAAAGGCGCAATAATTAATACAATAAAAGCAACTATTAAACCAACAACACCAACATCAGCAGTTGTGCCACAACAAATTGCAGGTGTAACCGCAGGGTTGCCCATCTCTAAACAGATGATGCAACAGATATATAACGGCATTGGAAGTTTTGGAGGTATCGGCGGCGGCATTGGAATTGGTGCACTGGGCGGTGTACTTGCAGGGCCTCAAAACTTTGGACCGATAGCAGGCTCCGGAGCAGGCTTTACTATACCTACTATATTACCAGGATATATACCTGGTACTGGACAAACTCAACAAACCCCTCCTCCTCCATCAGGCGGCAACACAGGGGCACCAATTATTGATCCTACAAAAGCAGTAGCAGGATTGGCACCAAAAAATTGTGGACCAACTAATTGTCCTCCAGTGCCGGCGGCTGGTGGCGGAACACAAACACCAGGCGGATCAGGTGGTTCAACAGGACCAACATGCTATACTGCATCTGCATTCAGTGGCGGCGGCTGGGCAAGTATTAATGGCATAGGCCATGGCGATAGACGTTGGGGTTCTAAGTGGTCTGGGTATTACAGTTTAGCAGGCAAATCCGGTGGCGCTCATACGTTAAATGAAGCAGGATTGTTAGGTGCAGTAACATATTCTGATAACGGCTCAAGACAATCTTTTACAGGTACTGTAACATTTGTTAATAACGGTACATGGTATTTACATGCTATGCAGTATGGTCGAGGAAGATACAATACTTCGTATGTAAATATATCAGGTGCAACATCAGGAAACGGACAAGTTGTAGGTGCATGGAGACGTAAGAACGAAAACTTTGTAAACTTTAGAGCAGGTAATGTTCAAGCATTTACTGTAACAGCAGGACAAACAGTTACATTCTCAGGACAATCTCAAGGTGGTGGCAATTACTGGCATGGAATAGCAATGCATCTATCAGCAAGAGCAGATAGTTTTAATAAATGTGATAATGGATTAGTTACAAACACTGGTGGTTCAGCAGGTACTACAGGCAATACACCAGTAGATACAACTACTACCCATAGAGAATATGTAATACAAAGTGCAACTACAGTAAGACTTGATGATACGTGGTATTTCGAAGTACCGGGCAATGGCCCAGCACAGTTAATATTTGATATGTATAGTGGTGCTGATGGACTCGAAGTTTATCAAGGCACAACAAAAGGTGCCGAGAATACATTATTATCAAGTACTAAGAGTGGAAATGTATATCCGGCTTCTCCAATGGATAAAACAGATTTAATAAGCGGGTCAACTCATTCAAGTTACACTCATAATGCTAATAACTTAACAGGTTTCCAAATGTCTGGGCCAACAGCAACAGGCTTAGGTGG